TTGTTTTCAAAAAGCGATTTCAGTGCATCTAACATTATGTTTTCTCCTAATTAGTTTAACGGAGTTTACTGATGATATTCACCAGTTGTTCCTTTAAGTATTCTTGTGCCTGTGTGTCCCTTGCGATGTTTAAAGCTCTATAACCACCTTTGGTGTTCAAAAGATGTTCATAAATTGGTGTAGGATAGGCTCCCGGAGCTGACGGTTGAGCCACTATGTCCACAGTGATGATTTCAAAATCACTCACTTGTCCAGACCCGTCTTCTTTGACGTTGCCTGATCCACGCGATGAAACTCCCAGTTTAACTCCGCTTTCCAGCATAGTTTTAACTAGTAGTCCCATCGGCGTAGGTAATATTTTTAGTTTGCCATGACCATTTGGGCCATCCATCCACATGCCTGACAGCATGTGACTCACACGGTCCAAATTGATATTAAGTCCTTCTGGATGATCCACTTCGCCCAACACTGAATAACCACCTTTGATCTGATCGTTGAGTGTGTTGACAGCTCTACTGATTTCACTCACAGGATACACTCTTTGATTGGCGTTTTTGACACCACCTTGAATGCAGATACCTTTCATGTAAAGGCTCTTGCCCCCGTTTTTGTCTTCTGTAGACTCCACGACCAAACCTGCTTGGTCGAATGTCAATGTTTCGCGTAATGTAAACATCTTATACTTTATAAGTCCTTAACCTTACTTCTTGTTAGCCAATATACTTTTTGTATTGTCTGACTTGTCAGCAGTTTCTGGTCCTTTGGCTTTTGCCAACTTGATAGATGCGCCTGGCACGTTTATGTTGCCTGCGTCATTTTTTTCAGCTTTAGGAGCTGGTCTACCTTTTTCTTCTGAACCAACGAAATCAACAGCTTGCGCCATGCCTTTCGCTTGCTTAGGAGTTGGAGATTTTGCGTTGTCATCATGGTCAGCATGTTTCACTGCCACTTTGTCCACGTATTCTCTCATTCTTTCTCTGTCGCTTTTGATTTCAGATGTTGCTGGTTGTGCAGCTACTTTGGCAGTGGCCACTGGTGCTACTACTTCTGCATCTGGTTGAACTTCAGTTGCCACAGCTTCTTTTTCAGCTTTTTCTTCGCCTTCGCTGTCTTTGTCGCTGTCGTTTGACATTAATTTTTCAAACTCAGCTTTTAGTTCTTCCACTGCATCTTCTAAATCAACGATTTTGTCTTCCATGTCTGCAGCCGCAGGTTTTTCGTCACCTTTGTCTTCAGCATCTTTGTCGTCTTCAATGTCCGCAATCATATCGTCTGCGGCATCTCCGCCAACTTCAGCAGTCACTGGAGTTACTGCTACTGGAGCAACTTCTTGAGTTGTTTCAGCGGCAACTTCTTCAGTAGATTCTTTTTTGACTTCTTCTTTGTCTTTTTTAGAATCTTCTTTGTCTGCTTTTTTCATTTCTTTGTCTTTTTTTGCTTCTTCCACAGGGGTTTCTTCAGTTGAAGTTTCTTCCACTGCGATATCAGCAAGGTCTGTCTCTAATAAATTTTCGTAGATCGAACGTGACTTTTCAACCACTATTTCGTGAAATAGGGCTTCAGCTCCGGCTCTGTCATCTGCGGTAAGTTTTTCAAGCATTTGCTCGAATTTATTGTTTGAGTTGTCTGACATTTGTATGTCTCCTTGACGGTTAGTTGTTTTGATAAGGCTGTCTGCTTATTTAACAAATTTAGTCAAAAGTGGGCAGATATAGGTCGATTTTGACTAATTTTGCACAGGTCGGGGTCTACAGAATGCATTGCGGAAGTCACTCACTATCATTTCGGAATAGTTGTGAAAACGGGCAAATTCTTCAGCTTGAAAGCCTTTGCGGTCATCCTGCACCACCCTTATGTATTGATTTTTGGGGTTTTTCTGTATCACAATGCTGGTTTGACGCAGCCAATTGCCGTGATATGTGGCTGGATCTGTGTTTTTGCGGTAGTTGCGAGTGCTGCCATAGAGGTTGTTGAGTTTGCCTTCGCCTGTGCCCACATAGTCAAAACCCAGTATGTAAAATGTTCTGTGCTCATGATGAGTGGCCAACCACAGCGCTGTGGGACCTGAACTCCATCCTTGACTGGGTTTGAAAAAGTTTAAACCTTTGTATTTCTCCATGTTTTTGTTGGGATTGGTCCACACAGGATGTTTGAGCTGCCAGTTGTTTTCACAGATCTCTGTGACCATTTTGGCATCCACTGCCACCAAAAAATCCGGAGTGAACTCCCTGTACAGTGCATTGCAACCATAGATTCTGCCCCATTCACGCAAATAATCCAATGGTATATTTTTACGACTGAGACCATTGCCCAGCACAAAAGCAATGTTGTCTTGCAAAGCAGGTCTTGGGTGAGCGGGTGTAGGAGTGGGTGTAGGAGTGGGTATGGCAGCGGGTGTGGGCATGGGTTGTCCAGTTTTCATGGCTCTCTGCCGTGCTTTGCTTTGAGCACGCTGATGTTTGAGTATTCTCCACTCATCTTTGGTGTATAAGGATTTGTCCAATTTGGCCATGGGGTGGCTGCGTTAGTTAGGCTGCGGGTTGACCGCTGGCAACGCTGTACATCTGTCTCACAAACTCCAGCTCTTTTTGTTGTTCGTTGTTGTGGAACTCACTGGCTTTGCGAGCACGATTGATCTGTCTCAAGGTCAAACGAGTTTTGCGTGTGTCTGTGACACCAATAATGGACTGATCATACTGGGGATCATACATTTTGTGATCCGCAGTGTTCATGTCATTTTTGTCAAAATAGAAGATTTCTCGCAATTGCATGAAATTATTTATGCTTATGTGGTGGGTGTTTCGCCTGGAGTGGCAGCGCCTGCTGCTCCTGTGTCAGTGGGCTCCACTGGGGCAGTGGTTTCAGGTTCTTGTGATGCTAAATCTTGCTGTATGTTGGCAGATGTGATGCCAGCACTTCTCATTTCGGCAGCAGATGTGGTGGGTTTCACTTTGAATTTTTCGTCATTTTCTTCACGCCATAATCTTTCATTTTCAGACAATTCGTCTGCACTCATGCCCAAAAATCTCATCAGTGCATATCTGTTGCTGATGTAGGGCAGTGCTGCCACTTGACTGAATGTTTGGATTCTGTTGTTGTCCAATTCTGCCTGTCTGTAAGATGCAAAGTTTTGAGGAGTTTGAAACTTGATGTCAAACATGCTCACATCAATGTTCACACCTTTTTCCAATAGATATTTTTTAAAATCGTTGTTGAATTCATCTGACACCAAGTTTTGTAATCTTTCACAATAGTTGTTGAATCTCAACTCCTGTATGTAGGCAGTGCCCACTCTACCGTCTGTGTACTGTGCATTGCTGTCATCTGGACCTGTGGGCAAATATGAGCTGGGAATACGCAGTCCACGCAACAGTTTGTTGGTGAAGTATTTCAAATCATCAATTTCGCCAAGATTGGTACCGCCTGGCAATGTTTCCACTTTAGATCCACGACCTTCTGCTGTTTGTGGGAAGAAAAAGTCTTCATTGATGGATAATGGATTGTAGGCTGAATCTATCACATTGGTTCCACCGCCTGTGCTGGATGGAATACGTCGCTGATGAATTTCTGTTTTGACTCTTTCCACAAACTGCATGGCCAAGTGGCTGGGCATGTTGCCCACGTCCACATAGAACACACGTCGCTCTGGAGCTCTTTGCACCCTGTAAATGATGATGGCATCTTCCAACAGTTCTTTCTGTTTGTACACTTTGAATATGGACTCTAATAAAGAATTTCCAAATGGAAAATTATTGTCCAAGCCTTCACTCAAACTCAAATGTATCACGTGTTCAGCGTTCACAGCGATTTCTTTAAGATTGGTGGTGAATCTTGTGCCGGTTAGTTCTGGGCTCATGCCCACCATGCCTCTGACTCCACCAGTCAAATAGCCAGCACCGCCTGCTGTGACATTGCCTGTGGTTTGAAATGGAGTGGTGGCAATTAAATCTTTGAAATTAAGATTCACATCTCTGATCACGTACTGCTCAGGCTTTTTGCCTTCGGATTCATTCACTATGATCCTGCTGACTTTGGCTGGATCCACATGGAACCAACGTTTGGTTTCAGGATCTTTGATAAAAAAAGCATCACCGTACTTGAACACATTGCGGAAGATTCTAAAAACTCTCTTGTTGAAATTGTTCAGTTTGCACCACTGTTGCAGATACTGTCTTAGAATGGTCATTTCTGAGTTGGTGGCTTTTTGTTTGAAATCCAGTTTAAAATTGGTGTCGTTCTGTTTGTTGAGTTGTGAGCAAAATTCAGCCAAGATGTCCAGAGCAGCATTCACTTCAGAATCCATGTCCATGGTGTTGTACTGGCCATATCTCTCCACTCTGTTGGGCGATCCTGAATACACATCAGGCAGGTAGGAACTGTAATTGGTCTTGGCTGGTCCGGCCAGTCTGCCTGTGCGAGTGTAGATCTCGTTGTCGCTGACCTGATTAAAATATCTTTTCCAACTCATTATACTTGTTCTGTGTTTTCTGCAGTTTGTTTAACAAATCTTTTTTGATTTTGTAATTCAGACAACATGGCTTTCATAGTACTATTTAACTCGTCTAGTTTGTCGCTGGAATTTTTACCAGTTGTGGCAACAGTTTTTGACATGTTGTTGTTTAATCCTGCAAAAGATTCACTCAATCCGTTCAATGCTGTAGTATAGCTGTCTATTTTGTCTTTGTCAAGTGAATCCAGTGTGGCATTGATATTTTTGGCTAACGATTCACCACCACCACCAAACAGCTTGCCAAAACCGGCTGCAATGCCACTCACACCAAAAGTGGCCATGGCGCCGCTCAAAGCCATTGCTCCTGATGCAACACTTTTTAAATTCTGCCCGTCGATCGAATTGAATTTTTCCAAGTCATCAGCAAATTTGCTGAATGCTGTGCCCATGAGCCATGCTGCTCCTGCAATGCCTGCTCCAATCAATGCGATGGATGCTCCAACAGCAGCGGCTCCAATTAAAATCATAGGAGCTTTGACACCAAATGCAGCCAAACCACCAGCTAAACTTTTGAGACTGGCTCCCACAGTAGGGCCTCCCTTGCCAACAGATTCCAACACTTTGCTGCCACTGCTAGATCCTCCTCCACCGCCACCTCCGCCTGATGTGGTTTTAGCACCCCCACCCATCACAAAATTTTTGGCTTTGTCATATAGTCCCATGGCTGCTTGTTTGCCTGTGCTCACCACTTTGCCACTGGTGCCAAACGCATAGGCTGCTTTGGCAGCTGCCACTGCGATGGCCAATCCTTTGAATGCCACCAACACCACTCCTATGCCTGCCACAGTGGCTAGAATTGCTTTCACAAATCCGTTGTTCAGCAATGACACCACCTTGGTGAATCCAGCCATCAATAATTCTATGCCATACAGGAATGGAGATATGGCAGCAATGATCTGGTTCATCAACTTTCTCATTTGATTGCTGAAATCTG